GGCGACGAAGATGTTCTGCAACTCGAGCAGCTCTGCGACGTACTGACGCCATACGCTGGGGGTCACAACCGGCACGGCGACGAACTTGGCCAGGATGGCCGTATTGAGTTTGAGGCTGTTCCACGTCACCGGGCCGATCAACATGCTGTCCGGGCGGATGCCCGTGTTCTTGCGCACCTTCTCGATGGCGTACCGTACGTGGTCGATCACATTGCTCGCGATATTGTCCCAATCGCCACTGACGTCGGTGTAGAGGTCGGAGTTGCCTCTGTCCCACGTGGTCGTGTTGAACAGTGCGGCGGCCACCCGGATCTCCTTTTGGAACATCATCTGCATCTTGACCATCTGCACGATCTCGACCTCGGGATCGTAGTCGTCAAGGAACCGCTCGCGGTCGGCGTCGGTGAGCTGGCCTTCCAGACCGTAGTCGGCCGTGCTGTAGCTCTTGTCCTCGCTGCCCAGGTGCACGCGGCCGAAGGCGGCGCCGTTGGCGTGACGGGCCTCCACCGTCTGGGCGTTTTCCCGCGTGATGACGCTGATCGTCGCGGCCTCCTTGGCCACATCGAGGACCGGCAGGACTTGTTCGGCCACGAACGTCATGCCCTCGGGCGTGAACTCGTGGAACGCGACGCCGAGGTCCGCTCTCGGCGTGGATCGGGTTGCTTGCTGAATCGGCATTGTGATCTCCTTTACTCGTTGGCCCCAAAACAAAAACGGCCGCACCGGGTATTGGCCCCAGTACGGCCGCTTGTATTGGCGTTTGAGCCGCCGCCGGGACGCCTCCCGGCGGCGGGCTCCTTATTCAGTTGTCAGATCAGGCGGCCTGCTGCGCCACGCGAATCCAGTCGAATTTGAAATCGAAGTCGTCCGCGTGATCGCCCTTGAGCGCCAGGGTCGGAACCATCACCGCGCCTGTCGGGAAATCCGCCGCCGCGATGTCGGACGCGCTGATCGCCGTGCCCGTGGCCACGCCGTTGACGTAGCCCTGGATGGTCGTGCCGTTGCAGTACATGCCCAACGTCACGTATGTGTCGGCCTCGGGCACGACGTAGTCGTCGTCGTGGACGTTTGTGGTCTGGCCGCCCTCGTCGTAGATGAAGTCGATGGCATCGCCGTCGGCGGCAAACCGGCAGAACCCCAGGGCATCGCCGTCGGTCAACGCCGCGCCATCGTCGGCGATCACGTCGCCCGACAGGGCGGCCGCACGGGTATACAGACCCGCAAAGGCAGTGGCGCGGGCGTCGGTGATGTTTTTGACCTTGAACCGTGCCTCCCACGCCCACGGTGCGCCGCCGCTGACCGTGATCGGGACGTTCCACTGGGCCTCAGCGGCCTCATTGTCGGCCGAGACGAACAGCAGCAACTCGCCGATCCCCTTCGTGCCGGGCAGATTGGCCACGACGCCAGTCGTGTCCGTGAACGTATCGTCGGCTTTTTCGCCGTGCGTGAAGTCGGCTTCGAGCAGCGAACCGCTGAACGGGTGGCTGCGCAAACCGGGCAGGTTGAAATGCTTCCAGATATCCTCAGTGGGCAGCTCGTCGGCGTCGCGGTCCCGCTCGCTGATCCCGCTGTTGGCCAGGGCCGAACTGTCGGTCTCGCCCTTGCAGGCGACGGCCTCGACGATGTCGCCCGTGGCCGTTGCCGCCTCGAGGGCGTAGAACATCGGCGAGCCGACGACCGTGTCATCGAACATCCCGTCGGCGGCCGAATACAGGGTGGCGCCGGCGCTGAACGGTCCGGCCGCCGTGATCTTGCACGTGCCGCCGTGATTGTGCGGGCGCACCATGACGGCGGCGCCGTTCGCGGCGGCGGCCTGCGTGATGCCGATGCCCGCATAGCCGGCGTCGGCATAGGTCCCGTCCACCTTCACATTGCGAAAGGCCGCCAGGGCCTCGCCCGCAATGATCGTGATGGGGCTATCTTGCTGTCTCGACATGATGTATCCTTTCGCTTGGTCGATTGTGCGTCGTGCGTTACGCAAGCCGGGTCACGACATCGTCACGCGGCCGGCGGCCTTCTTGCCGCTGCGCACCTTCACCGGCCGGGCCGCTTCGCCCGCCCGGAACCGCTCGTACAGATCCGGCTCCTCATGCGCCAGCCGCCGCATGGCCTCGGTCCGCGTGATCTTCTCCTCGCGGGCGATCTGCGTGGCCTTCTGCATGAAGTCCTCGCCGCCGTCGGCGGCGCTGTCGTGATATTCCAGGCCGTCCGAGCCCTTGCAGCGGGCGGCGGCCTCCTTTTCCAAACGGTCGTGACGCTCGGCCTTGGCCTCCGTCACGGACCAGCCCTTGCCGACGGCTTCGAGCGCGAACGCAGGGTCCGACGCAAACGCCGCTTGCAGCGCGCTGACCCGTTCCTTCTCGTTCGCCAGGGCCGCCTCGGCAGTCGTGATGTCTGTCTGCTCTTGTGGCATGTCCATGTCTCCTGTATCGAGTGTCTCTGTGGCGGCCTCGGTGGCCGATTCGTTGCGTTTGCCGGCAGGCGGCGCCGCCTGTTGCGGGGCCGTGACGGCATCGATCAATCCCATCTGCATCGCGGCCGGGGCCAGCCAGACGCGTCCCGTCGCCCATCCGGCCGCCTGCTGTCTTGCCACCCGTCGGCCGGTCGCCACCTGATCGATGAAGTGACCGGCCATCTGGTCGATCACCTCCTTGACGGCGGCGATCTGCGTGTCCGTGATGGCGTCGAGGCCCAGGCCCTTGTGCTCGCCGCTGCGAACGACGATGGTTTTGACGCCCATCTTGTCGTCAAAGCCGGTCCAATCGAGGTAGTAGGTATAGACCCCGATCGAGCCGACCTCGGCGTTGGCATTGGCCTCAATCCGCCGGGCGCTGGTGGCCAGCCAATAGGCCCCGCTCGCGCACAGGTCCTCAACCACGGCCGTCACCGGCTTGATGGCATCGGCGGCGCGGATGGCCTGGGCCGCCTCCATCCCGCCGGCCACCATGCCGCCGGGACTGGTGATCCGCATCTCGATCTCGGTGACGAGCGGATCGTCCACGGCGGCCTGCACCATGCGCCGAATGTCGTCGTAACCTGTCACGCCAGAGCCGAAGATCAACTTCAGGACCGCCGGCACGGTCTTAAGCAGGATGCCGGTAATCGGGATCGTCGCCCGGCCGTTCTCCACCCGCATCGGCGAAGGAATATCGATGCGAACCGCCGCTACGGCCTCGGTGCTCTCGATCTCGGCCAGGGCCGCGAACATCCGCTGCATCGCCACCGGCTCCATCGCCCACGGCTGGGCGGCATAGTCCACCATCAATGCGTTACGCATCGTCTGTCTCCTTCTTCGCTTCGTCCGCCGCCTGATTGCGCAGGCCCGCCGGGCTCTCGGCCTTCGGCGACTGGCGGCCGCAGAACATCTGCCAGGGCACGTCCACACCGTGCTCGGCCTTGATCGACTTGGACCGCTCGATCGCATCGACCACCTCTGCCTGACAGGCATCGACGACTTCCTCGCGGTCGAGATTCAGTTCCTTCAGCACGTGTGCGTGCGTAGTCATCGTCCGATCCAGCTTGATGCCGTGGGCCTGCGCCTCCTTGAGCTGGTCGATCCAGGGGAACGTTGGCAGAATCCATTCGGTGGTCAGTTCTGTGCCGGCGGCCACGCCGGCGGCCTTGAGCAGGGCCGCGCGACGCCACTCGAACAACGGCTGGTAATACCGCTGCTGAATGCGCTCCTGCCAGACGAGGAACGTCTGATACGCCTGCTCCAACACCGCGCGGCTCTGGCTGTAGTTCGCCTGCGACCAGTCCAGCAGGATCAGTTCCAGCGGCATGCCGATCGGCAGGCCGAGCAGGCGCAGGAACGTGCGAAGACTGTCGGTGAAGTTTTCGCCAGGGATGTTCCTTTCAATCCCCTTGACCTGGTCGCCCGGCTGGCCGTGATAGATGATCGCATAGTCCAACTCCATCAGCCGGGCGGCAATGTCGCCGGGCTTGTCCTCGGCGGCCTTGTTCGGGTCGGTCGTGCTCTCGTTCCAGCCCTTCTGCTCACCCATCTCGCGTGTCACCGACAAGGCCAGGCGGCTGAGCATCTGCCATGCAATTGCCTCGCTGTCACAGATGTCGTTGATGCGGTGCAGCATGGCGAACGAACTCTGCAACACCGGCTCGCCCCTCGTCTGGCTGGGCCGGCCTGGTGTGACGATGAATAGAAAATCCTCGGCGGGGATCGGTTTGCTTTTGGACTTGGTAAGCCGGCCCTTGTCGCTGTACGGGCATACGGCATACGTCACGGGCCGCCCATCATCATCCATTC